CGTCGTGTCGACCGTGCCGCCACCGTTCTTCGCGAAGAGGCGCGTGCGCGCCTGCGTCGAGATACGGGCGTCGACGTCCGCGACGGTGACGATCTGCGTTTGTTCTGCCACGGCGTTCCCCTCGGTCTCAGTTGCGCACGATCACGCGAACGCTCTCGTAGTGGACGCCCTCGACGAGCCCGTCGCATCCCGCGGGGGGAGACGTCGGGTCGAAGGGGCAGAGCGCGCCAGCCGCGTAGTGCTTGCCGTTGTGGCGGAGACCCGTGATGAGCACGTAGCGGTCTTCGCCGACGGGGCGCGTGGACGCCTCGGCGACGCGGTTGTCGCACTCCGATCGGAGCGCAGCGAGGGCTGCCGCGTGCTCGTCCTCGCGCGCCTGCCACGACGCATCGAAGCGCTCGCGCTGCGCGTCCAGCGCCTTCTCGATCGCCGCAGCAGGATCGCGCGCAGCGACGGACATCTCCGCGATCTTCGCTTCGAGGTCAGCGACGCGCGACTTGAGCGAGACGTTCTCCTCGACGAGCATCCGACGCGTGGGTTCGGGAGCTGGCGTCGGGGGCTTCGTGATCTCCACGGCGGCGCTCACGAGATGACCGTGGTGAGGAGGTATCCGGTGTTCGCGCCGCCGATCACGACGTCATCCTCGAAGGTCGAGAGCTTGATGTACTGCCCGCCCATCGCTCCGCCGAGACGGTCGGGGATGACCTCGTTGCGGTACGCCTTGCCGCCGAAGCGGTAGGTGTACCCGAACGTCTCCGTCATCAGCGGATCGGGATTCGGCTCGACGCGGATCAGCGCCGCCGACTTGCCCCAGATGTAGGACGAGACCGTGGACGCGCCTTCCTGCGCGCTGTTGTACTTCGCGCGGCCGACGACCACGCGCTCCAGGCCGAGGAGTTCGGCGACGAGCGAGAGTTCGACGTTGAGCGGCACGGGACCCGCCGCGGTCGACGCGCGCGACTGGATGTACCCCTTCACCGCGGGGTTCGTGCGGAGCTTCGGCCAGACCTGACCGCCGAGCACGAGCACGTTCGGCGTCGAGAAGACCTGCTCCTTGTAGGTGAGAAGCTGATCGATCGGGTCCGATCCCGAGGTGTCCCATCGATCGGCGCCCGAGAGCGCCGTGGTGTTGCTGCCGTAGTTGCCCGCGCCGAAGACCTCGGCCGCGACGTTGTACTCGCGCGCGAGGTCCATGAACGACTTGAGGATCGCCATGTAGAGCGAGGTCGTGCGGAGCGCCGTCGAGTCAGCGTTCGCGAGGAGTTCGGCGGGGAGGTAGTCGATCAGGCCGACCGGGATGCACGAGTACTGGAGCGTGTTGTTCACGCCGTACGTGATCTGGTTCGGCCGCGCGCGCGACGATGCGATGCGCGTGTTGGCGACCTGCTGCATGGTCGCGACGGGCATCTGCTCGATGTAGTTCGAGAGGCGCGACGCGTTGACGATCGGCATCACCGCGTCCGCGATGCACTCGCGGTTCTGGTAGAGCACGAAGATGTTCTGATCGATCGTCGGGATGTGGACGTCCGACGGCGAGACGCCCATGAGGTGCGAGCGGTTGCTGCCGCCCATCATGTGCGTGATCGCGCGGTCGGCCACGTCGAAGGGCGAGAGGCCAGTCACGTCGGCGAGAAGACGCTGGATGCTCGCGTCGCAGCGCGAGGAGTCGCCGTGCGAGAGGAGACGCGACGCCGTGGGATCGGACATCGTCTCCTGCACGCGGCGGAACGCGCTCGCGTTCTTGCCGTCGGAGAGGAGGAGGCTGCGGTGATTCGGGGTGCGCATGGTCTTGGTGTTCCGTGTAGGTTGTAGGATCAGCCCTGGATGCGGCTCGGACACACCGAGACCGGGATCGAACCGCTCGCGGCGGTGGTGGCGAGGGCGATGCCGACCACGGCGCAGTTGGTGCCGACAGCGAGCGCGGCGGCCGCGCCGAGGCCCGTCGCGCCGCCCGAGGTGATGAAGTCGTTGGCGGTCACGCCCGCGCCGCTGTCGGTCACGTAGGCGCGGCCGGAGGTGCAGACGTAGACCGTCTGCCCCGCGCCCGTCGCCGCGTTGAGCGCCACGCCGACGATCGCGGCCGTGGGCGATGCGCCCGCCGTGGGGATCACGGTGCTCGCACCCGCGGCGATGACGAGGGTGTTCGCGGTGATGGCGGCGCCCGACGTGAGGGGGATCACGGTGCCCGCGAACGACTGCGACGCGCCGATGAGGATGGCGACGCGCTCACCGCTCGACACGCTCTCCATCGCGACGCCGACGCGCGTAGCGTCGACGGGCGTGGTCGCGGAGACGCTCACGACGGTTCCGGTCGCGCCGCCGATCACCACGACGTCACCGCGCGTGATCGAACCCGCGGCGATGCCGGGGAAGATCGCGCCGGGGGCGACGATGGTCACGGGCGAACCCGCGGCGCCGTTGAAATCCTGATAGCAGAGCCCGAGGATCTGCTGCCGCGAAGAGGCGCCCGAGGGGAGCGCGCAGGTGTCGTTGCTCGCGCCCTGCACGAGAACGGCGCCCTCCAGCACGCTCGCGCTGTCGCACGCGAGCGGGTAGAGGGACTCCATGACGAAGCGAGAAGAGGTACCCATGATGTCGGTGTCCTGTGTGGTCTGTGTTCGTGTGGATCAGTGAGCGAAGGGCGCGACGGCGCGCTTGCGCGTCTCGGCGGTCATCTGGTCATCGGCCATCATCACGGCCTGCGGGTAGGTCTTCGCCTTGCCGTCGCGCATGAGCGACGCGGCGATCTCCTCGCGCGCCTTCGAGACGTCGGCGACGGTGCCGTCACCCGTGGCGATCGGCGCGGGCGTGGTGTTGTTCCCGGCGACCTGCGTCGAGAACAGCGCGCGCGTCTGCGAGTCGACCGCGGGCGCGGCGGGGCGCTGCTCGCTCATCGTCGCGGGCGCAGCGGGCGTCTCGACCTTGACGGCCTTCGGGTACGTGTCGATGAAGTCCGCCGCGTCGCGCATCGCGTGGGCGACGAGCTTCGCGCGGGCCTTCTCCGAGAGGCCGTGACCAGCGATGGCGCGGTCGGCCATCTGCTCCGCTTCGGCCTTCTGCGCGGCCTTCATCTTCTCGACGAGGGCGCCGATCTTCGCGAGCGCTTCGTCCTCCGCGGTCTCGGGGCCGACGTCGGCCATCTCGCGGAGCGACTTGCACATGGCGCTGTGCTTGTCGGCGAGCATCGCGTGTTCGCGCTGGAGCTTGACGAGCGCGTCCTTCGCGCCCTTGAGGTCCGCCATCTCGGCGGCGCCGTCGGGGGATTCGTTGGGGTCCATCTTCTTCGCCTTGGTGTTGGTGTTCGCGCCCGTGAGCGCGGGGATGTGCACGTCGCTCGGAGAGACCCCGAAACGTGCGGTTGTCGGAGCCTCTGGCGTCTTGCGCTCGCTCGCGGTGACGGGCGCCATGCCGTCGAGAAACGGGTGATTCGTCAGCGCGACGGACGTGAGCCGCGCGCCGATGGGCTTCCCCGTCACCTTGTCAATCGCGCCGAACTGCACCGCGGGGCTGACGTAGCGGTACTGGTTCGCGCGCACGTACTCGACTGCGCGCGGGTCGACCCACTCGAAGAGGCCCCATAGACCAGCGTCGCCGCGGTCGTCGAGGTCGACCACCCATGCGAGCGCAGGGACCCCTTCGGTCGCGACGTTCTCAGGGTGCAGTTCGCTCGCGTGCTCGAAGTCGACCTGAACGTGCTGGTTCTGCGTCGAGCGGAAGTTGCGGACGATCTCCGCGAACGTCTGCGGGTCGAATCGGAACGGACCCTGCGGGTGCCCCTCGAACGACCCGTAGCGCGCGACCTGAACCCACGTCTTGTGTCCGACGTTGGCGTCGCGACAGAGGATCTCCGCGCCCTCGCCGCGCATCGTGACGACACCGCCGCCGACGTCCGATGCCTCGCGCTTCGTCGCTGCCTCGCGGTGTGCTTCGAGGTGCTTGAGCGCCGCGTCGCGCACACTCTCGGGGAGGCTCATGCCACTACGCGCGCCGTTGAGAGCGCCGATCGCAGCGGAGACACCCGCGGGAATCGTCACGAGGCGACCGTCGACGATGTCTTGATGCGGGAGGGAATAGTCCCCGAGTTTGTCGCCCTTGCCGCGCACGACCGCGAAGCCCTTCTCGTACTTGTGCCACGCCTCAGCGGACGGGCTCTCGTCGTTGACACCCGACCATCGTCGAAGGCGACCGACCGCAGCGTCCGCGTCCCATGCCGCCTCGTGGATGGGGTGCGCCTCGTAGGGCACTGCGCGCGCTTCTGCGGCATCCGCGAGGGGCGTAGGTGCGTTGATGTCTGCCGACGCGACGGGCGCCTCTGCGGGGCTCTCAGCGGCCTTCGTGGCCTCGTCTGCGGCGTCCATCTGCGACACCAACTTCTCGCTCCACGCGTCGCCCGCGTGGCCGCCCCACAGTTGCCACGAGGCCCACGCGGGAGAGTCCTTCGGTTCGCTCTGAAAGCGCTGGTTGCGCCCGAAGAACCGCGCCATCTTGCGCGCCTTCGACGGGGTGATCGCGACGCCTCGCGCGAGTTTCCGCGCCCACTCCACCGTCTCGGGTTCGATGCCGTCGCCGGTCACGCCGCCCTCGTGGAGCGCGACGCCGCGGAGGCACGCATCGCGGACGCCCTGCGGCGGAGTGAAGTCGATGTGATCGTAACGGCCCATCACTGACTCGTGTTCTTCGGCGTCGCGGCGACCGGCGCTCCGCTGCCCGCGATCTTCTCGGGTTGCAGGAGCGTCGCGTTCGGCGACGGGTCGGGGAGGTTGAGGAGGTTCCGTGCGTCGGCCTGCGCGAGTTCGCCGCCGTGGTCGACGAAGCCGAAGAGGCGTTTCGCCACCGCGTCGAGGTCCTGCGCGGGGTCGACCGCGAAGCGGAAGCGCGGCACCGGGGCGTCGTGGCCGAAGTTCATCTGAACCATCGGTCGCACGAGGTCGCGCACGAGCGTCCCGCCGACCTGCGATGCGTCGCCGCGCGCGATCATCAACTCGCCGCGTTCGTGCACCTCGCCGAGTGCGCGGTTGCCGCCCGCGCTGCCCTCGCTCCCGAGCGTTCCGCCGAGCACGGCCTTCGACACCTCGGCGTTGCAGAGCGCGACGAGTCGGTCGTGGACATCGTTGTTGTGCGTCGCGTTGATGATGTCGGGCTTCGTGGTGTCCGCGAACACCGCGCTGTTGCTCGACGACATCGCATCAAGCACCTGTTCGAGGATCTGCTTGTCTTCGGGCGACGCTTGGAACTCGCCCATCGGACCGCGGCCCGTGGCGAAGTACCCGATGCGCAGACCGCGGCCAGCCCACTCCGCGAACGCCGCGAAGTCACGCACGGCGAAGCGCTTGAAGGTCGCCCACCACACGAGCAGACGGCCGAGACCTTCCTTCACGGGGTAGACGCCGCGCACGCGAGGGCGGTGCACGATGAACTTCCCCGCGGGGAATCGGTCGAGCGGCAGGCCGGGGAAGATGCCGAAGGGGCTGTCGGTGTTCATCGGAACCCACGACGTCGGCGACGTGCCCGCAGCATCCCACAGGTGGATGCGCCAATCGGTGCCGTACGCGAAGCGCCGCGGGTGGAGGAACCACAACTCGCGCGGGACGTACCAACCGCCCTCGTCGCGCCACACCGCCTCAAGACCGACGCGGCCTTGGAACACCGCGCCTTGAAGGTCGGCGATTGCTGACGTGAAGTCGCGCGAGAGGTCACCACGACCCTCGATCTCGCGGATGCGCGCCATGCACCACTTCGCGATCGTCTCGCCACGCTCGCCGCTTCCCTCGGGCGGGATCAACTCCCAATCGGCGCCCGCGACGCGCAGTTCGCGCTTCTGGAGTTCTGAGTGAAGATGTCCGTCGCGCTCGCGAATCTCGTCGCAGAGGTCGGCGAGTTGCCACAGGTATCCCGCGTCCGCGTTGTTGAGAACGAGCGATACCTGCTGCGGGGTGAGATCGCTCCCGAGGGTGCGGACGAAGCGATCATTAAATGGTGCCGGAGCGAGTTGATTCGCGAGCACCGCAGCGGGCGCGACGCCGTCCATCATCGTGCCCTCACCGGGCACGAGTCGGAGCGAGGCGCTTGATGCGAGTCGTCGAATGGGGGGCACTACCAGCCTGCGGTGCGGACGTTCTTGGTGATCGTGGGGCGAGGTGGCGCTTCGGTAGCGCGGTTCGATCCGCTGAGTTCGGTCAACGCGTACACGAGCGCGTCCACCCGGTCGGGTGATCGCGCATCGCTCGCCGGATCCCACGCGGTCATCTGATCTTCGAGCATCGACAGCGCGCCGACGTGCGACACCCTGGCCTGCTCGTAGAGGGCCGCGATCGGTTCGGCGCGCAGCGCCTTCCCGCGCATCGCGTGGACGGTCGTGATCGCTGCGTTGCGGTCGACGGTGCGAAGCGTCCGCTCCACAAGGTCGCCGCCTTGGTTGCGCTCTGCGACGATGCGGTCAGCCTTGTGCGTGCGATACGCCTCGACGACACGCGACGCCCATTGGTCCGGCGAGTACCGCCCGCTGTAGTCTGCGAGCACGTAGAAGCGCCCGTCGTGGCCGATTCCCGCGACGACGATGCCCGTCTCGTCGCTCGATGCGTTCGACGTCACCGCGGGGTCAACGCCAACGACGACGCGACGCAGCGACGGGGCCTCGCGGACGCGCGCAGCGTCGATGCTCTCGCGCTTCCACATCGCGCCGGGGTTGTCGGCGAGCACTTCGCCGTCGAGTTCCTGTCGCCCGAGGCGCGTGCCCGCGTAGCGCGCCTCAAGGTCCGCGACGACACCGGGCGCGAG